TTCAGTACTACGCTGCTCCTGATCCGGGCTGTGAGTTTTCCTCTTCCTCCTCGAAGTTGTTCATCTCTGAGATGTACGACTCGATCTCCTGGCCAACACGGGGATCGAGTTGGTTGAAGTCGGAAGCTCTGGTGAGATCGAGCTTTCGACCTCCGGCGTCCTCGAGGTTGTGATCGACGATGCACTTGGCGTACTCGAACTCGGTTACCTTGACGTTGGCCATAGCCATCTCGCCTCGGAAGTCCTTGCTCCTTCCGCTGCCCTCGATCTCGAGCTTGGTGAACATGCGGCGCTGAAGGATCTGTCCGTACGACATACGCCGTAGCACAACAAACCCCTCGTCGCACGTCTTCAATTCGAACCTCTTTGTGGACTCCACATCCACTGTTGCATTCGGCACTTGGTCCTCCCTCAGGACAGGTTGCCAGTTACGGAACGGTGATGTCTTCCTGCGTCTTGACGATGAGCTGGTAAGACTTACCAGTACCATCCACGACACCGTTGTAGGCGACTGAAGCACGCAGAAGATCACCCTGACCACTCAGCCCGACCTCGTACGTGTTGACGATTGAAGCAGGCATGTCGATCTGTACGACGTTGTTCGCAGTACGAGTGGCCTTCAACGTGATGGACTTGGACGTCAGCGTCTTGAAGGCATCGTACTCGGTGCGAGCCTCGAAGTCCCTTTCCACCGACATGGTTGTCGAGCGCTCCCCGAACGCTACGAACTGAGCACCGATACCGGTGTTCTTCAAACGGTACTGCGGCTCTGCGTTGTCCTCGACCTGGAACGAGAAGCTGTCGGTATCGAAGACAGCGGTCGTGGTCGGGATCTCGAGCGTGTACAGACCCATACCGAACGGAGCAACCGTAGGCCAAGTCACACCTGTCAGAGCACCCTGTGCAGCTTCGTTGTTCCCGACGATGCTGGCGTTCAACTTGAGAGCGCCGTCTTCGATCGAGATGGTGAAGCTCGACACGATGCACCCCGTGTAGCCATGCACCATACCGTTACGGTCGACCGAGATCGACAACGTCTTGGCAGGAACAGCAGCAGCGGTCGGAATGAACGTGTACGTGAAGTTGGGAGTTGTTCCCGTCTTCACACAACTGGTACGAGCACCGCGGAGGAAGTAGAGCAGAACATCCTCCGTGCAGTCCATCGTGATATCGCCCTCGACGTGGGCGTTACCAGCGACAGCTCCCAGAATCTCAGCGGTGTACCGAATCGGCCTACGCCATACGGTGTCCTGCTGGTACTGGAGAGACTCGTTGTCGATCGGGATGAACTTGGTAGGAGCGATGTAGGTACCCTGCGTGACTTCGAAAGCCACGCCCATCGCACCACCTGCGCCAATGCCTACGGTCACTGTCCGTCACCTCCTTCAGGCTTCGTCGAGCCGTCAACCGGGTCCGTGTTGTCATCAGGCACCACAGGGCTGGTGCTCTGGGGCCCTCCGTGTGTTTGCCCGGGAGGAGTCTCCTCTGCGTCCTTGGACTTCTTCTTGGAAGCCGAGACCTTGATGCCTTCTCGATCCTTGAAGTACTCCAGAACAGTGGGTCCAGGCTCCTCAGTGGTATGCGTCACCATACCAGTGTCAGGATTCGTGTGATACGTCACGATCTGATGGACGACGCGGAAGGCAGCTGCCTCTTCGTCGGACACCTCGTACGTGCCACCGTTCTCGAGGATGCCAAGACCTTCCAGGTAGACCTCCACGCCCTTGCCATAGTTCGGGAGATCCAGTTCCAACTTGTATCCCATGTCTACACCTCCGTCATGGGCTAGGGGGCTAGGAGTGTCTGCGACCTACCAGTCAAGGTAACTCGCGCAGTGCGAATAACGGTATTCGCACCCTTTCTTTGGTAGCCAGATTCGATACTCTCAACCAGGCTACTAATCACCAGACCCCCTAGTTGAGGATCTGCATGAAACAGGGTTTCAACCGCCTCTGCCATAATATCAGCTTGTCGGCGGTTCGTCTGTGGATCGGTAGTCTTACCGTGATACACCAGGATCGCAACAGAGAAGTCATTCTGCGTCCTACGACGAACGCCATTGAACTCTCTACGCTTAGTGTCAGGCTCTACACAGATCGCAGGGAGAAACTGGAGCACATCCTGGTCACCGTAGAAGGTGTTCACTATATCAGTAGCCGTCGACAAGCCTAGCGCCACCTTGTTGGTGTTGATCTTGGCCAGAGCGAAGTCGCAGATGGCAACGAGGGAGTCAGTGTTAGGCATGCATCTTCCCCCAATGCTCTGCGATACGCTCTTCGAGCCACTTGGTGAAGACTGCCTGGATAGCAGGAATGTCCTCTGCCTGAAGCATGACGAAAGGCCGCGCAGGGATGTTCATGTCGACACCGCGCAGCTGTTGACCAGACCTGCGAGCAGCTCTGATCGTCTTATTGATCTTGTTGATCGCTGCAGAAGCATCTCCTCCAGAAGCCTTGATGGCCTTCTTCATACTCGTACCATATCCCTCTTGGTGAATCTTGCCATACTTAGTAGGGATATCGAGGAGGATTGCAGCGTTGTTATTTACAGTCCAGATGTTGTACCTGGACATAGCAGTCTGAAGTGCACCCGTCCTATTCAGAAGCCTGTTGACGGGATCACCCATGTTCTGGCGAATCTCGATCGTAGCAGGTGAGTACGGTTCCCAGGAGGGTCTTCCCTCGACATTGAAGTTCCGCATGATGCTCGGGATTATCACCTGCTGGACGGCACGCTTCAGTGGCTCTCTGAAAGAGCGGATGTCCATACTGAGCTTGTCGATGTCCCTAGCGATGATGCCGATACTCGGCTCGAACGTAAGCTGAGGAACGGAAGACTTCATCACCTTGGGGTTGATGCGAAGCTTTCTCGCGATGTTCGCATGGATCTGGGCATGGTTAGGAACTCCTGTGGCCACTACCAGATCACCCCCATCGTGAACGCGGGTCCTCCCAGACTCATGTCGTCGGGGTTCGGCTCTTGTGCACTCGAAGCATCCGTCGGGTAGTAAAGAGGTGACGAGACATCCTCGGGTGTAGAGTCGGTCGGATCGATAACCAAGGTACCTGCGATCAGTCCCTCGATCAGGGCCTCACCATTTGCCCAAAGCCATAGGGCGTACTCGTTGAGGTCCTCTTCGCTTGACTGAGAGCGATTGATATACCCCGCGACATACTCCATGCCAATGATCTGCTGGACGATGTCGGGTGTAGTGCCAGGGGAGATCCATGACGTAGTGTCAAAAGCAACAGCTAGCTTCGCCAGCGCTGTTACTGCGACACTGTGTTCGAGGTTCGCATCGAGCGCGGAAATCGGCAGCTTAATGGCCTCGGCCCAAGCTTGCGCGTCCGCGATGTCGATATTCGCCACGGATCTCCCCTGTCCCTACTTACTTCGCCGGCGGAGTACTTGGCTTCGCCGGTGCCTTGTTCGCTGCAGCGAGCTGTGCTTCGAGCTCTGCCACCCTCGCAGCGAGGCTCTCGTTCTCTTCTGCCAGCTCGGCTGCCGAAGCGTCCTGCTCACGCGGGACCGGAGGAGTACCAACGGCACCCGCTTCCTTCAGCTGCTCGAACGTCTCCTTGTCGGGGAAGTCCGACTGCTTGACGTCATCACCCTCATCGATCCAGGTGTAGGTGCCGTCTTCCTTCCCGACCTTGATATTGGTCAGTGCTACCGTTGCCATCAGCTATGCCTCCAAACGTTCGTCTGTCCGTGTGCGGTCCTTTTGCCAACTGCGGCGCCTCCGTTTAGGTTGACTCTGGTCCCGTTCGGTTGGACAATCGCCAGCGTGACGCTGGACTGATTAACAACCGTCAACACCTTGGCACAGGACCAACGTCCCGTAGTCCGAAGGTAAGGTACCATGTCACCTACACGAACGCGCCGCACGCTGGTCATTAGGCCACCGCGGCCTTGATGACGTAGCCGGTCACGGACTTCCCGAAGTCGCCGGAGCCGGGGTTGATCTCGACGCCGACCATCTTCAGGTCGTAGCGACGACGAACCCGAATCAGGTCCGACGCCCTCTTGTCCTCGCGCCACCGGTCGACGATCTGAGTCAGACCGGCACCGAAGTTCCACGTGAACTCGTACCCGAAGGCGGGGATGCGAAGACCAGCACGCGGGGGCACCCACGCGAGGACGACATCCTTGCCCCAGAGGTACCCGGCGGTGATGGCGTTGCCTGCAGCACCCGGAGCACCCGTACCGATACCGACACCAGGCACGATCACGTTCTGGACACCCAGAACGGCCGCGATGATCTCGGGAGTCAGAACGGCACGCTCGGAGTACTTGATCCGCTCGATGATGTCCGGGTGGTCCTCGAGCTGCGACATCACCTGGTAGGGGATGATCGCAACGTTCGGCTCCATGAAGACCTTCGCGTGAATGGCACGCTGAGCCGTACGGACGTCACCGATCGGGTTGCTGTTCGCGTAGTCGTTCCACTGCGCCGTACCCACCAGGGTCGTGGAGAGACCTGATGCGTAGTTGGCGGTCGTGGTGACCATCGTCTTCATGGCGAGCTCGCGACCCAGCATGATCTTGCTGGTGACGAGTTCCGTACCGTCACGGTCCGGAGCCAGAGGAGCGTCGCTGTTCTCACGCTCTTCATCGGTCACCGCGATCTGCAGGGCGTGCTCTTGAGCGTAGTACGGCTCGAGAGACAGCTGCAGGCCGGGGATCTCGTTGGCTTCGGTACCAGGCGCGCGGTAGTCGCTGGTTTCCGGGAGCCAAGCCTCACGGCCGAAGACGTAGTACTTGTCCGACTGCTTGCGGACGCCGACGGTTGGGAACAACGCCTCCCCCACCAGCCCGTTGTTGGGCCAGCCAAGAGAGATGTTGGTCAGGACCTGATCGATGTGGACGTTACCAGATCCGGTCGGGTTGTAGACAACCATTGTTTACACCTCCCTTTCTATTACGGCAGGACCGGCATGCCGGGCGTGAGAAGGACGTCGATGTAGTCACCAGCTGCGGAGGACGCCGTCAGGGCGATACCCGCTGGGAACTGCGT